ATGGCCTTACAGGATGAACATTCCCAATGACCGTTCTCAAAGGTGAATCCATTGGCGTAGTCTTTAATTTCATTACATAGATCGCAGAGCAGAGCTTCTACGAACTGTCCGCTAGGGGAAGCGGTTGCTATGACCTCGCCGTTTACAAGGACGTGTTTACCGATTTGGACGTAACCCATACTTACTCCGTTTGTTCAGGGGCTCGGAAACTGCCCGTTTGACTGACGTAGATGTACCAGACTGGCTCACACTTATTGCCACTCTTACCTTCTTCTGTGCAGAAGTAACCCATCCATGGCTTTCCGGTCTTCGCTGTGCCATTCTTCTTCACGCGAGCGCCGTGCTTACAAGTAGGGATTTCCTCAGCTCCTAGCGTTTCCTTGAGGATAGATACAACATTATTGATAGGCGCTGCAACGGTGTCCGGCATGGTTGCTGTAAACGTCTCCCATGAATCAACCGGCGCAACAGTAATCTTGTCATTCTCGGCACGCGCAACCTTGTTCATCTCCTCGCGGGATGGGCGTTTGCCATGAGTTGCGAAACCTGCATTTGCAAGTGCTCTGCCAATCGCAGAAGTCTCACAGTTTTCCAAAGCAGAAGTCGAATTAACACCACGATCAGTAATCGTCTCGTATGCGTGTCCCGAGGTCCAATACTTGCTATCCGCCTCTGTACGAAAGATACGAGCCATGATAATAAAGCGATTTGAGTTAGCCTCAATGAGTTCAGTTTCGATGCGACCATCAGGGTTTTCCTTCCAGAATTTGACTAGGCGTGATTCGACGGTTTCGTAATCAGCGAGATTAAAGGCCATGAGTAAAGCTCATTTCTTCTTGTTTAGGTTGTTTGAGTTCTATTTGCTTCTCGAATGAGAATCTTTTATTGCATGTCTTAGGATTGTTGCAGGTGCAGTTCCAATGGGTTACCTCAGCTGCGCAGTTGCCACAGTAAAAGGTCTTTCGTCCTGTGGATCCAATAACTACCCATGAAGCAATCGTTTGGCCTTTCAGTTGCTTTGGGCCATACTGACCCTTGCAGTAATCACACCACTTGGTCCCGTCTTGGTTTCTAATAATTGCCATAGTTTTCCCAGTCCATTCCGCCGAGTTCACCCGCGATGGCAAGATACGCTGCTCCGTCAACGAAATTATCGAGATGGTCTGGACTCTCCATTGACCGTGCAATTTTGAGTAGCGCCATGCAACCCGCAACTTGCTGTGGGCTGACATATCTTTCGAGATACGTGCTCCAGAGGTGCGAAATTCGGAGGTGGTTAGTTGCCGGATCAGCATACTTCCGTCCACGGGCGTGGAGGACTTCAATAGATTCATCGAGTATTTTGGATGCGGTTAGAAAGTCCTTTTGCGTAGCCATTTTGTTTTCCTTCCCTGAATCCACGGTTAAAGCCATTCCAATAAGCGACATAGCCTAGAACCAGCATGAATAGGAGGATGGGAATGTTCTCCAAGATTTGCATGTGTAGCCCTTCTGTAGCGAGAGCTTCTCGCCTACAGGATTACGGTCTCACGGTCAACCGGTAATGGCAAAGACATTTTGATAACAATTCTGTTATATTTCCGCCGAGCCTAAAGGACGGGGAAGCCTTTAGGCTCAATCTAAACCTAGGGCTTCCCATGCTTCTATGTGATCGTCGATAGTCCGACTCAGCTCGTTATTTGTAAAGTTTGCCCTCAAAGATAAAAGAGCCATCAGGCGATATTGGGATAGGTATAGGGGTAACTTTCTTACCTTCGACATAACACACCACGATTCCCATTTGCCAGTTGGCATAGCCTTTTGTGTATTGCATGCCTGTAGAACTCAAATCTACCAGATTGCCGACCTCAACGCCCCATACAGTACGCCCTAAACGGCCGTTAAACGCCTCTGTAGAGGCTGTCATGCCTAGTCGGTGAGTATGTCCACAGACCACGCTCTTTCCTAGCCTCTTAGCCCCGTTTAAGGCTGTTTGTCCGGGTGTGGAACTAAGTGGGAAATCATCTCCATGCTGGCATATCCAGCCCGGAGCGAACTCGAATCCACGGGGATGGTATTTAATGCCAGCCTTGTCATATCCCATGAACTTGTCGTAGCGAAGCTCGGGAAGGTTGAGGAACGCAGGGAGTCGCTTGCTAAGGCTTTTATAGACTCGCGCTCCGTGGTTAGATCCAAGGACGTCCGTGACACCAAGATATTCCAGAATGTCAAGAGTGAGTTTCCTGTCCTCATCTATGTTGCCTTCCACTTCTTGCCATGAATGAGCAAAACCTCCCAGTTGAGGGAGGTCTATCTCATCTCCTATGCAGATAGTTTGGTGGGGCTTAAACTTCTGCAAAAACTTGCCGACGGATTTGACGGCTGCTTCATTGTAAAACGGTGCTTGTAGGTCTGAAACGAAAGCGATGCGCTTAATCGTCATCCTCCCAATCTGTATGGTCAGGATTCTTTGGATTAAAGTCCGGCATCGCTGGCAAAAGCCAGTCCGGATACGCGCCCTTTTCTTTGTCCATAATCAAACCCATGGCCATATCTGCAGCAAAACCCGCCTTGCGCAAGGCTTTGTAGAACTCATGTAAAGCCACGCAGTAATTCTCCAACGGAGTGTAAAGGTCGTCTTCTACCTTCTTGCGTGTTCTCGCCATGATTAAATTCTACCTCTCAGATAATAACTCGAAGATTCTGTCAACCCGTGTCTCAAGTCGATTTAATTGGTCTTTAACTGAACTTCCGCCGTTAGGCTTGAGTTCAGATAGATAGTGTTTGATAAGAAACTGAACCATGGCGGTAATGCCACCTAAGACAGTAGCGATTCCTACTGCGATAGAAGCAGCACTAACCCAACTCACTTTTTATGATCTACTTCGTCAATAGCAGCTTCTACTGCATCGACGATAATGTCTCCAGTAGATTTATGAGCTCGGTAGGACTTAATGGCAGCGCGAAGAGCAGGGATGCAGCAAAGGCCAGCCAAAGCAAATAAAGCGGTTTTCATGGTTCTCCTAGTTAACGTTGATGTAAATATAAAGTACTGCTGTGCCGGATGAAGTCACGGCGTAGAGAGCTTCATGGTCTCCCACGGGAAGAACAATCTTGTCTCCGTTATCTAAACGATATCCGTTGGATGAAGTCACGCTGGCATCGCCAACGTAAACAATTCCGGACCCGCTATGCAAGAGAACGGTTTGGTCGAAAGGACTCGCAGGCACGACGACGGCTGCAGTTGTGGTGACGGTTGCTTGGGCTGATGATGCCATTAGTTACTCCATTGTGGTCGGACGACGGCTAAGACAAATTGAGCCGGACGTACCTTTCGGTACACCCCGTCCCCATTGGCTTGACTACCAGAATCGCTGGTATTGCCTTCGATGGTTTCGATGTTCTTTAACTGCGGGTTAAAATCTTTACTTGCTATTCCTACATGCTGAGGGATTTTAGATCCGGTAAAGTCCATGAGAATCAAGTCGCCTCGCTTTGCATCCTTGAGTTCTACAATGGCTTTCTTAGTCTTACCCCACTTGAGTAGGTCAATGCAGCTGGAGGTACTTTTGACAGCCGCCAAAGCGCCAGCTTTAGCGAAACAAGCCACGATGAAGGTAGCGCACCATGGTTGGTGATTTGGATGCTTGGCTGTCGCTGCAAACTTATTGTCGTTTCCTGGGCCTTCTTGATATCCAATGTTGCCTTGGGCTTGGGCAACAACGGCATCAATCAATAGCGACATCATGATCCTTGTTTGGACAATCCCATTTGGCTTCTTTAACGTTTAGGGTTGCTTCGCTATGACATTTTGGAGGCATAAAAATATCTTCATTAGGAAAGAATGAATATCCTATTCCTGCGTAATTGCCTCTTATACTTCCAGAATAAGAAGTACGGATGCAGACTTGGTCCCGATAAGCCGAATACCATTGTTCTGGAGTTAAGCCATCAATAACTTCTGTTTCATCTTTACCAGTAATGACTTCTGTGACAATGTTATTTTCATCAAGAAACGCATAATGAGCCATTAGACAGTCACCGTTCCTGTTCCAGCTGTGAAAGTGTAAATAGTATTTCCGCCGGATGTTGTCTTGGTGTATGTCAATCCACCACCGATGGAAGATAGGTCTGCATAAGTGCTTGCGTAAGACAGGACGACTACACCAGAACCACCATTACCGGATGAATATGAACTTGATCCGTAATATTGGCCACCGCCGCCGCCTGAACCTGAGTTAGCAGTTCCATTAGTTGCGTTAACTGAGTTAGCACCACCACCAGTTCCACCACCAGCTGCGCCAGCACCGCCGTATGAAGGACCGCGAGCATCACCAGCACCGCCACCGCCGCCAGCACTTGTTACAGATGAACCTGTTATGGAAGATGATGTGCCTGCACCGCCTGTACCTGCTGTCGCAATCGCTCCAACGTTACCAACTGCTGATGAACCACCGCCACCGCCGCCAGCTGAATATGTGAGTAACACGCTACCAGCACCACCAGCATTACCGCTGCCAGATGCACCACCCGTAGAACTTGAATAAACGTTCAAACCACCTGCACCACCGACAGAAGTAACCGAACTAAATACTGAACTAGCACCAGTTGATCCATTTCCATATCCACCGCCAGAATCAGTACGACCAGCACCGCCAGCACCCACAGTTACAGTAAAAGACGTTCCGATTGAAAGTGTACTTGTCAGATAATTACCAGCACCGCCACCGCCACCGCCGTTGTTACCTCCTCCACCGCCACCGCCAACTACAAGATAATTAACGGATGACAATACAGGGATAAATTTAGGCGAAAGTATTCCCGCTATCGTATTAGCAATCATTATGCGCACGCGCCCACCACATACCAAGTATCAGTTGCAGTCTTGATAAGTGCAACCGACTTGTATTGACCTAACGTTGGTTGAGCAGCTGTAGCACCGGCAGAGAGGACCGTAGTCGTACCCGAAGTCACGGCTGATATTGTGCATGTTCCGGCTCCTTTATTAAGGACTGTAATAACTGATCCAACAGGAATAGCAGCTGTGGCGTTGGTAGGAATTTTAAGAGCGATGGCAGTTGCTTTGTTCATAGGAATTAGCACCTGATAGGAATCATTTAGGACTAGCGTATAATCCGATGTTTGGTCTGCGCTGACGGAAAACGACACTAAGCCGTTCCACATGTTTGCGGATACGACGTCTCCCGTTGCTGCTGGAAATCCTGTTGCCATTATTGCTCCTTAGTAAGCCAGAACACTATTAGTATCGCCAATAATACCGTATATGTCCGAGCCGATGATAAAAGAACCCACGATGGGCTCTGATGTTGTATAGGTGGTATAGAAAGTGTTAGGGGTAATGTCGTAAGCCATACCCACAATTTGCAAAGTTTTGGTAATGGTTGATTCCCCACCAGTCGTGGTGGTCTGTCCTACGTTGGTTATCTTGGTTGTATCAAAATAGTCAAGGCTGAGAGCTGCTTGGATTCCAGCCGCGTCAAGCACCGAAAGGTCGAGAACCATGGCGTCAATACGGATAGTGGTGAACGCTCGGGTTGCCACATAGTTGCGGGCGATGTTTAGGGCATCAGCGTCAGTCTGGGTAAGGACTTGAGTTGTGCTAAAAGAATGAGGGAAATAGGTCGTGATGGAATTAGTGTTGCTGACCGATTGCATGGATCCACCAACGTTAGTGATATTGGCTTGGTTAATAATCAGCTTGTCATCAAAAGCAAAGACGATGTTTTTGTAAGGAATTCCAGTTCCGTCGTTGGCAAAGGTTGTAGGGTTTTGACCAGACTTGCCATTGAGGTAGGCACGGGACTTAAAAACGGCATCGCCTTCCCCATCCATATAGAACGCACCCTGTTCGCTGAATTCTGCCATTTTAAGGGCTTGTAAGGCTGTTCTAGAAGTTCCGGGGTCGGCTTGTAGGGTAGTTTCCGTACCGCCAGTTGCAACCTCTCTCATACCGTTTGGCCATTGGATTTGGTCAAGTATCTTGTTGACCCGAGTTCCAGAATCCTGCCCTGCCGTTGCTCCGGTAATGCTGGTGACGTTGGCTAGGTTAAAAAGACGGAAACCGTCAACTGCCACAATGTCCACATAACCAATGTTTTGGTCTTTTGGATAGGTGTAGTTATAGGCAGTTACATAGCCAGAGAATAAGTAATGGGTGACGCCGCCATAAGGCGCAGCTACGCGAATCTTGCGTAAAGGAAGAAGCCTGCCAAAATACGGAGACGCTGTATTCTGGGGGTTCCAGTTACCATTCGGATCAAGGATACGGATATTAGCCGTGCCTGCCTCAAACTGGTCTTGGAGCAGGTTGTAGCCGCCCTTAATTTGGATATTGGATACTTGGTTAGAGATATCAACAATTTGTGATGCTTGGTCAGCAAGGACGTCAACGCCAAGGATGCCATTCTTAGGGTCGCCAATGGTAAACGGATAGCCAAATACAGGGCCATCGGAGAAGTCAAAGGTAACAATTACGGAGAATGGATATGCCATGGTTAACTCTGTGGGATGAAGTAGCCCGGATTATTACGGCTAAGAGTGGTTTGAGTTCCGTTGCTGGACTGGTTCTGATTAGCCAAAGTGATTCCATAAGCCATGGCTGCAGGATCTACAGTCACTTTAACCTCGGTGGCTTGCTGATTGATAATGGCGTTAATCAAAGCGTTTCCGCCTACCGATTGATAAGCAGGGTTTCCGGCTATGGTGCTTATAGCGTCTGATGTTAATGGAGTATAAGTTGGCATACCTGCCGCAGCTGCCGCTGCCGTTGTAGGAATCTGAATTTTAGATAAAGAATCTTGCATTTTCTTAAGATTATCCGCAGCTGCTTGGAGGCTAATAAGCCATTGGGCAAAAGGGTCCACTTTAATATTGCCTTGTAAGTCCATGACCAAACCATTGGCTTGGAGGACCTTATTGGCAAGGGCGGTAGCTGAAGCAGCGTTACCGTCAAGAATGGCTTGTTGGAGTTTAAGACGATCTAAATCTTGACCTTGGGCTTGGGCAATAGCAGCATAGAGCTGAATCTGGTCCATAGCCGTAACTTTTTCGGCTAGTTTGAGCGCGGCTGAGGCTTTGGCTAAAGCATTTTTATCTCGCTCTGCCTTGAGTTGAGCGGCGTTATCTGCCTTGATTTTAGCGGCGGCAGCATCGCGTAACTTGTTAATGATTTTTTGATTATTGGCAATATAGTTACCAAATTTAATTTGGTCTTGCGCAGCGGCTTCCGCGTCTTTTCTTTGCTTATTCTCAAGCCCTAATTGGATGTAATCGCCAAGGACGGGAATGAGCGTAATTGGCTTAGATAAGAAATCTTTAAGTGTCTGACCAACGCCCGGCAATTTTTCAATTTTGACAATTAACTTAGAAAGTTCTGTGAGCACATAAGCAATTTCATCGCCAAAGTTCTTCATGCCCGTAGTCGCAAGATCTAAAGAACCACCGGTATTGCTTAAAGTGGTTAGGGCATCAATCATTCCCTTACCAACGGTTTCCTTCATATTGTCAAAAGCGACGTTTAATTTTGCAATTTTTCCTTTATAGGAATCGGCTGCAGTAGCCGCTTGACCGGCAAAGAGTTTGGTCAACTTGGCTTGGATGGTGGCAAAATTACCGCTGGCTAATTCAGCTTTAGATAAGCCAGCACCCAATCGTCCAAGGGCAGTTGTTTGTCCTAGGTAACCCTTTGATAATGCCAAAGAAACTGAAGATAAATCTCGGCCAGTTCCCGCTGAAATATCTAAAGCAAGATTAAGTAATTCTTGTGATTTAGCAACATCACCGGTTGCTCGAACAATATTGGCAAAGGCTGGACGTAATTGTTCGTCAAGAACGCCAGTAGTTTTTTCCAATTTCTGAATGAAATCGGCTACGCGAGTACTTTCAAACCCAAGCCCTAAGTTAGTTAATGTCTTAGTAAGGGCTAAGGCAGCTGCTTGGTCGTCTGTAAAGGCCTTAAGGCTGGCTTTGGCAAATTGTTCTACCTTTTGAACGGCAAATAGACCCACAAGGGCTTTGCCTGCTTTAGCGGCTAATTTATCAAAACCGCTTAATTGCGCTTTGGCATTATTAAGACCTTTACCGTCGTATGCGGTAACAAAGTTAATCCGGACATTTTCTTGAGTGGTAGCCATTATGCTGCCTTTCCATATCCAAGGACTAGAGTCTGGCGTGCCTTAGCAAGAGCTCTGATAATGGCATCTCGAGTTTTGCCTTGATCCATTTCTGCTGCTTTGTAAATTATGCGACCTTTACTGCGTTGACCTTTGCCGTACTTTCCAAAGTTTCCGACATTGTGATTAAGCACGTTAATAAAGTGTGCACCGGCATTAGGGTTATTGCTTTGAGATTGTGGGGATCCACCAGGGTTAGTTACTCCGGCAAGTTCGACAATCATTCCTGCAGCAGAACGGTTAAGAATAGAATAATAACCAACAAATCCTTGATTGTTGCGCTTGGATTTGCCAATGCTTATAAGTATGCCTTTTCGTACTGTACTTGCATTATATTTAGGAAAAGCACGCTTACGAGAAGTGCGAGACTTGGAAGTAGTGCTATCGCCTTGGAAATTGCGAAGTCCCGACCCAAGGGAAGCCGGAACTAAATCGCGTGCCGACTTTTGTACGACCTTTAAGGCGACCCGAATCTCTTTATTCATTTCCTTATAAAGAGCTGGTTCGTATTTTGTCAATGCCTTACGCAGAGCTGCTATATCAGCGACCTCTGTTGCGGGCATTTTTAATTTCCTTCTCTTGGTCGTTGAGGACCGTAATCATTCCTCTCAGAAAGATTGGATCCATATCTAATAATTCTCTAGGCGAGATTCCCGTTCTTATCGCTAATGCGGATATTAGGTAAGTTACGGAGTCTCGCTCTATGCGTTTGGGGCGTCGTCTATAACCTCAACTGACTTGAGTGTTTCTAGAAAATCTGCCCCAAACGTCTTCACGGTTTCGCCAGAACGACGGATGCACTCCCAAGCGAGCCAGTAAATATCTGACTGCTTTTGGTCTTCCATCAAGGCTTTAGCAAAGCCCTTCTTGGCATACAACTCAAACGCCCACTCGATTACTGGAGTAATCGGGAAAACCGATTCTTCTCCAGTAGCCCTTGTAATCTTTAGTGAAGCCATTTTTTACTCCTTAGAAGCTACCTGTTGTTGCTACGGTGACTACAGAGTTAATGGTGAATGTGATGTCTTGAGTAGAGATATCACCAGTTGCACCATTAAGATCTGTTGTCTTGTTAACAAGAATTGTACCTGTATAAAGAGGGTTTGTAGCGGATACAGCGGTTCCCTTTGTCTGGAGTAGGGTGAACGCAACTGAAGTTCCCCATGCTGCCTGAAGGGTAGCGAGGACTGAAGCTGCTGCTGTGTCGTTTAGGAATGAGAGTGTAAGGGTTGATGACTCAAGGCCCTTGACAAAGCGGTGAGAGAAATCGCCCATGGCGGTTACTTCTAGCTCGTCGAATTGGCGGTTAAGGGTAATGCTCTTAACGTGGTCAGAGAGATCAACGGTGTTGATTTTAACCCCGACTTGGTTATTTAGAAATACTGACATTTATTATTCCTCGTCTTTCTTGGGTGTGGTCTTTGGGGTTTCTACGATCTGACCGACCTTCACGAGAAAGGCGAGGTCTTCTGGAGAAAGGTCGCTCATATTTAGCTCCAACTGGTTATTAGCGAGATGTTCATTTCTGACACCAGCATTTCTGCTGCTCCCGCGCTGAGTACGGATGGGGTGGACACGTTGCCAATTTTAATATGTAAGGTATTGTCATTGGCGAACTTATTAAAGACACCAACAAGCATGTCCTCAATTCCATTAAGGTTTCCAAGATTGTCAAATAGTGGAACCACCATTGTTATCTTGAAATTTGCTGAGGGGCCCACGGTGTTAAAGTCATTATTAGATGGCTCCAACATGGGGTCGTCCCATGAAACGTAAACTGAATTAGGCAAGAGCGTGGCAGGGATATGGTCAAATACCTGCCACGCGCTTGGGTTACTAAGAACCGCCGCTACTGTGCTACGGAGAGTCGTGACGGCGACTGTCATCCGAGCATTCCTCGAGGGTTCTTGTAAGGCGCAAGTAATCCTGAGACGCGTGTGGTAAGTGATGCTCCCATGCGATATGGGGATGGTGAAAAGTCTGGTGAGATGCCGCCGGCATTGTTGGTCTGGCGTGCCTGCCAAATATCTACGGACAACATCATGGCTGCTTCGCGAACTGCTGCGACTGCGCCGTAATCTGATGAATCGCCAAAGGCTTCTCCGGTAACAGAGCCGTATGGGGCGATTAGATGGTAAGGATCATCAGCATGGGTTTTGGCGTACTGAACCAAAGAATAACCTTTTGGGAAGTTAAGTCCATTAAAAGGATAAAAGGTGAAGTAAGGGAAAGCTCCTGATCCTGTGGACCAAGGATATGTAGCTGTGATGGTGTAATTACCATTATAGGTAGCTCCACATCCAGCAACCGTAATAGATTGTCCGGTGACAAACGAGCCAGAAGTGCTGATTGCAAGATAAGCATTGTTGGCATAGATACCAGCTCCAGTCACGGGATATTTGTTAAACCATAACTGTTTGTTGATTAAATCTGTTGCTGCTGTGATGACTTCTTGAACCGTGGCGTCATCATAAAGGCTGCCAATACCCAAATTACTTCTGAGTTCAGCGACGGTGACATACGCGGTCATTTCAGTCCTTTCTTGGGGAGAACCCCCGCCAAGGGCTACTAAGCGGGGGCCTCCGACTTATTTCAGATTAGGCTACGTTAAAGCGGCGGATACCCTTGGCGTTCTTAACGACAAGTGAACCGTAACCGTAGATTGCAGTCTGAACCTGCATGTTTCCAACGTTGTTTACAGAGAAGTAAGATGTTGGAGATTCGTACCATGTAACTGCATCTGGAACGATGATGAAAGCTGAATCATCGATTGTTGTAGATACTGCTTGGTAATCAACATAGAGATCAAGGCCGAGAACGTTACCCTTGATTGCTCCTGGGTTTGACTCTCCTGCTGCGTTCCATGGGCTAACAGCGTTGTAGATTGGACGACCTGTTGAGTCAGTTGCACCCATCAAGAGTGTCCATTGTGAGATACCAGCAAGGTAGTTCTTCGCGAATGAAGATGTGCCTTGGTATGCCAAAGCAGATTCTGTTGACACGAAGTCAATGATGCCTGCTGAAGAAGCTGCGTAGTTCTTGGTTCCGACAGTTCCACCAGAAACGAGACCTGAAAGGATTGCTGAGTCGATTGACTTGAGGTAAGCCAATTCCATTTGCTTAGCAAGTTCGTCGAAGAAGACTGGGTTAGAACGCTCAAGGAGTTCTAGGGTTACAGTCTGTTGTCCAGCGTACTTAGAAACTGTACCTGTGATGTACTGAGTTTCCATACCTGTGTTTGATGGTGCTGCTGATTCTGCAGTTACAGCCACAGTTGGAGCAACGCCTGAACCGCCACCAGCGGAAGTTACGAGAGATGGAATCTGGAAAGTCATACCAGATGTAGGAAGTGTTCCACGGCTAACAGCATCGCGAGCAGGTGCTCCGAAACGGTTGTTGACGTAAAGTTCCTTCATGTAACTGATGGGATTGAATGCCGGATTGGTAGTCCCGATTGAGTCGGCTGCTGCTTGGACGTATTGTGGGTCTTCTGATGCTGCGATCCACTCACGAGCTTCGACGTCACCTTGTGATGCCTTGATCTTGTTCTCAACGTAACGACCCATGGAAGTGATTCCGTGGCGAACGTTTGTGGAGATGTAAGGTGTTGATGCCTTGATTGTTGGGCGTGAGGCTTCTGCCGCTACTGGAGCTGCTGCTGCCTCTGTTGTTGCGGCTGGAGTGTTTTCCACACTTGCCTCACTTTCTGTTTGGGTTTCGGATTCTTCTAATGCCTTCTCAGCCTCTTGGAGTTGCTTGAGGCCATCGACGGCAGTAGAAATTTGTTCGATAAGTACGTCTTCAGCAGTCTCGAGAGATTCCTCTGCGATATCTTCTGGATCCGTTGCCTGTGCAGCAACATCTAAGACGCGAGCATTATCAAAAGCAGGAGACTCGACAAGAGATACCTCTTGGAGTTTGGCAGCAGTCACGATAAGAGTTCCGTCTTTACGTTCTTTGCTTGCAATTACTTCGACACCAACGGAAAGACCATCAATAAGTCCTTCTGATGCCATGATAAGAAAGTCAGTTCCCTTAGAAGCTGCGGATACCTTAAACGAAGCGTAGATACCGTCTGAGGCTTCTTGGTAGTTTTGCATGCGACCAATTGGATTATTTTTTTCATGTTGTGCTAAAAGTTTAATTTTTGAGACGACTGGAATTTGGATTGAGCCGCGCTCGAAAATAACTGGACCAGCAGAAGTCATTCCGACCTCGCCGTTAAAAGGGACAATCTTTCCGCTGATGACTCGACGGCCGGTATCGCTGGCCTCGATAACTGCACTAAAAGTTAGTGTCTTCATCTATATCTCCATCTGGGGTTAGGTCTTCCATAGCCTTGGCTTGGTTAACGTCGATAAGTCCGAGAGCCAGCAACTTCTCAGTTACGGCTAGACGATCTAGTGGGTTAGCGCGTAGGAATGTCTCATCTACGGCGAAGCGCACAACTGTATCTCTGGAGCAAATATCATCAAGGGAAAGACGGTCCTCGATGGCAGTTAAATAAGGCTGCAGGGTGTAAGCCATAAATTCTTTGCGAGCGTCAAGGATATTTTGGTAAGTGCTTGACTTCATCATTTCTGCGTTAAGCATGTGAGCAGGAACGTTCATTAAACGGCTAATTTGCGCTGCCATGTTTTGGATGGCGTCGTTATACATCATTTCAGCAGGGCTGAATTGTGTAGGGGTGTACTCAAGTTGATTTGTAAGGTAAGCAGTTGCCTTGGACAGACGTGCTTGCTTCCAAGTTGCAAGAAGTCCTTGGATAACGTCATCTGGCAAGTCAGCGCCGTTATTCTTAAGGTATCCGGAAGGTTGTGGAGTTTGAGCCGCGATTGCAGCTGCTACTTCGAGGTCTGCCGCTGCTTTAATGGTGCGAGCGCCACGGAGAAGGATTCCTTGATCTAATGCTTGGAAAGTAATGATGGAACCAACGCCGGACTCAGGTACGCGCTCGCCTTGGACCATGTAGTAATCGACTTCGGATGAATACTTGTTTAACTTAACAGTTACGCGGTCATTCTGAATCCACTCAAAACGAGCAGGACGATTGTCATCTGCATAAACTTCTGTGACGCGCCAGTAAGCCACGCCGAACATAATAAGAGAATCTACGGTCCATGAAATTGATACTGCGCGAGGTGCGCGTGAATCTGGTTGACGAAGCCAGACAGGAGTTACCGCTAATTCTTCTCCGGTACGGAGTGAATACATCTCAAGAGGTATTCCCGCGATAGTTCCACAGATTAAGTTTCGGCATTGAGCTATTGCGGGAACGCTGATTGCATTTTGACGATCTATCGCCGTTGCAAAGTTGTTGTAACCGCCAAAACCATAATTGCCCCAGTACTGACCAAAAGGAGCATCGTAAACAGCAGGATTAACCTGTGCTTCGATAGTTTGACGAGATGCAGCTTCTACTGGTTTGTTTGAGAACCCCAAAGCAGACAAAATACCCATATGCTAATGATATACCATAAAACGGACAAATAGCGCAATTACTCCACCATAAATATCTTTGCGGTGCTTTGTGGTTTGGTAAGCCAATGGGCCAGCATCGCCAGCCCAATAGCCCCAGTTACGTCGCCAGCAGATTTTCGACGGATGATTCTCCAACCGGCATCGTTCTGTTTCGCAGCTGAATTATTGAGGTGCTGGACAAGTTCTGGCTGTCCGGAATGAACAAGTTTGTTATTCACAAAGCAATCCAGCAATTCGCCGCATGCTTGGTAAAACTTCTGGCCCGATATGTCTTCACATATTACGCCGGATTGTTGTAATCGCTGGACAATCGATGCAGTCGCGTATTTGTCATACAATATAGTAGATGGACGATATTTAAGCACCCATTCATGTATATCCGACGCCATTTTTAGATCATCAATAGCCAAATCCGATTTCCAAAGCTGCATAAGCCCCATGCCGATTTTTCCGTCTTCCATCAGCTGACCAGCAACTAAAGCACCGGAACGACGGCTTGGGGAGACGTCAATAGCAAAGACGGTTGGATTTCCTTGAGGTAATACTAGATCCGAATTGCTGGTTGCCTCAATAACACCCGGAGGCCATGGACTAGATAGAGCATCGACCCATTGGCAAAGCAGTTCGGTGCGGGTAGCTTCTACAGAGTTTGTGGCCACACTTTCTTCAAGGATTTCTTCCGTAATGGTATATCCAAGAGCAGGGTTAGCCATAGCCCAACCGTTGCGGTCTGTAATTTTGCAATACTGCGGAGCCGAGTACTCATACCAGCCGAAGGTAGAAGAAGGATAAGAGAGAGCTCGCTCGCGTAAATCGTTGAGTACCGTCGAGAACGCGTCGCCAGCGTTCGATGTAACAAGCGTCTGGGCATTGGGACGTGCTCGGGTAGTAGGGCGAGCCGCCTTCCATGCTTCCTCAGTAATTTCTCGAAGTTCATCAATGTATAAGAGGTCAGCCGTCTTTCCACGAGATCCATCTCTCGTCGCTGCCACAATCTCGTAGCGTGCGCCATTAAGAAGCTCAATAACTTCCTGACCATTGGCATATCGTATCTTTTTGACCTGACAGGCTAAGAACTCATGATCCGTAATCGTGTTAGCCACTTGCCGGAACGTATCAAGTGCCATATTACGGTTGGAGGACATAGCGATGACGTTCTTTGAGCCCCACAGGAACAGATGACCAAGAATGACCATGCGGGCAAGGTGAGTCTTGCCATTCTGCCGTGCTACCAAGATGCCGACGGTCTTTCTCCGGTAATTGCCGTCTTTATCTATCTTAAGCATGTCCTCGAGCACGTGATACTGCCATGGTAGCAACGGGATGCCGATTTTCTCCGCTAGATCCGCAAGTTCGACAACTCTGCTATCGCCTTTTAGATAAGGAGTGTGAATTCGGGGTTTGGTATGCCCAATTCCCTTTGCCCCTCGTGAGCGTGGTTTCTTTGCCTTAGTGGTCATGACGGCTCAGGCTCGTTTAGGTCCTTAAACGGTGAGTCTGGGCGCACGCTGACCGTATTGGAGAGAGAAAGGTCAAGAAAGACAAGGGGGGTAGAAACTGACGCAGAAAAAACCGCTTTCTTCACAGGTCTATCCCCCTTCATGCTGTTACATCGCTTGCACGCAGCGACTAGATTATCTGGGCTCCACATGTCACCACCATGATGT